CGTTATTAAGACACCTTCGCGTTGAGATAAGGACATCCCTGCATGAGATTCCTATCAAAAGCGAGGGTGTCTTTTTGGGTATCACAAAATCTCAATTCCTGACACCACTATTTATAAGTAGTGCTTCGCTCTATACAAGTAGCGTTGCTATGTCAAAATAACCGTATTCAGTTTTTGTTCAGAGCATTTCTTTGAATGGTTCTCCAAACTTTCTTTATGGCATTGTGGTCAAAATTGTGGTCAAAACCAAATGAGGTCAGCCCACAAACAAAAAAATCCAACGATTTCTAACGTGAAATCGTTGGATTTATGGTCCACCTGACACATTCTCACTCGAACAATTTTTCCCTTTACGCCACCCCCAATTCTTTCTACATACTTCTTTCAAATCTTACTTTTTCTCGTACATAGTATCCGCTGCATTATACAGCATCTCCAAAAACTGTCCCGCCGTTGGCCGATGATCCAGCGGGTATCCCGCCAACACCTGCACTTTTTCCAGGTCAGTTTTCCATGCCAGCTTTGCCGTCCTGCGAACAGCGCTCTCCACAGCCCTCCAAGCATGACCAGAAGCTTCCGCCACAGGCAGATAAACTTCCTTCTGCAAGGCTCGCAACCGGTCAGGCCTGGTGCAAATCAGCGTCATACACTGCCGGAGAGTATAATAATCATTCTTTGTGCGAATGATCCCCAGAGGGCGCAGCAAGTGGTCAAATTGTGTATCAGTCATTCTAACACATCCTTTCGCCCATCATGCTACGCCTTTTGTCGAAAGAAGTCGAAAACACAAACTCAGCCCCGAGGAACCATCAGGCTCCCCGGGGCTGCTGCTATGTACGGTAATTGGATCTTACTTGATCTTCCCCTGCATCTGATCCAGCAGCTCATCTGCGTGGATGGCCTCAGGGGTGAAGGAGTTATTCTCCCACCATGCCCAGATGGCGGCAGCGGTGGTCAGGCCAGCGGTCACCCACTGCTCCACGCTGGCGCTGTCGATGGGCAGCACCGGCTTGCCTGCTGCACTCAGCAGCTGATTGACGAGGGCCAGTGCCAGCACAACAGTGCGGGCGATGGTCGCGGCGGGGATTTTTCGGTTCATCATAGGTCAGTCCTCCTGTTTGATGGGTAATGCCTTGGCGCGGTTGTACAGCTCTGTGCCGGTGCCGTTGCCGCCCAGTGCGTGATAGCTTTTGTAAAGGTATTCGAGGTTTTTCAGTCCACCAGTGTCAATGCTGCCCTGCTTGATGTAATACTGACACGCCTGATAGATACGATCATGCAGGATGGCCAGCACGCCGTCCAGCAGAGCCTTGTACTTGATGACCACCGCGATGACGGCGGTGCCCAGCAGACCGAAAGCCCACTCTGCCCAATATTGGGCGATCCATTGCCACATCGGTCTCACCCCCTGACCTGCCCCAGCCCGGCCCGCTGGATGATGGCAGCATAGTCCTTGTAGGCCACGCTCAGGTCTACCGGGCCGCTCACGCCTGGGATCTTGCCGCTGCTTGTGTACTGCCACATGCCGTGGCGACGGGTGGGGCGCTTGCCGCGGTAGTCCGCGATCCACAGATCGTAAGCAGCGAGTGCTGCCATGTCGAGGGCGGTGTCCGCGAAATTGGTGTAGGTGTACACCATTGCATACAGCCCCCACGCTTCGAGTTGGGCAGCGGCTTCGGCCACCAGGGCCGAAAGCTTTGCGGGGGCCAGGGAGCGCAGGCGGGGGTCCTCCACATCGATGGCAAGAGGCAGCTGGAACGTTTTGCCCCGGAGAGCTGTTTTGAGGGCGGCCAGCTCCTCCTCCGTCTGCCGCTGCGTGACCGCACAGGTGTAGTAGTAACCGCCCACCGGGATGCCCCGCGCCGTGCACGCGGCATAGTTGCGCTCGAAGGCCGGGTCAACGTAGGGCTTGCCGCCCTTGCTGCCCAGCACCCGCAGCATCACGCCGTCGATTTTGCCGCTTTTCTTGACCTTGTCCCAGTCAATGCTGCCCTGCCAGCGGGAAACGTCAAGTATTGTTCTTGGCATTGCTCTGCGCCTCCTTTGCAGTATTCAAAGTGCCTCCCACATAAACTCGCCAACTCGTACCGGTGTCATCATTGGGCCAAATCGTGACATGCTTTCCACTGCAGATTGGCCATGCATTGAAATGTCGAATCCCATACATTTCACTGCCGAATGTATGCGCTCCCGGTTTTGCTGTGCAGGGATGATGCGGTAGCTCGTCCATGGTCATGGTATGCACATGGTAATGCTGCGGGTCTTTCTGATACTCAGCTCTCTGTAGGGCAACAGCTTCCTGCACGATCTTGTTAAGCCCTGCCTGGTCATACTCCATTTTGAAAGTTCCGCTCTCGAGCAGCTCGTCCAATGTGCCCTCCAGGGTCGTGTCACCCAGTGTGATGCGCACCTTCAGGTCATCCATTGCTCTGCGCCTCCTTCTCGGTCAGCTGGACGTGGATAGCTTCCAGGTCGTCAGCGGTCAGGGCAGGGTAATCCGCCGCGATTGCCTCAAAGGCTTCGCCGTTGTTCAGCCGGATGCGGAATGCCCGCACCATGATGCGGAGTTTCAGGTTGTTCAGCGTTTTCATAATTTTAACCTCCAATCAAATCGGCCATCATAAGCACAAGGTCGTCGTTTGCCGCTTCCAGAGCGTCCATGCGGCCCGGCACGGTTTCCAGCTCTGCCTTTTTCTTCGCTTCGGCGGCAGCGGCTTCTTCTGCCTTTTTCTTGGCTTCAGCCTGTGCAGCCAGCTCTTCGGCGGTGTAGCGGATGTACCGCATCACCGGCACTTCCTCATCCCAGGCGGGCTGAGGGTCAACACCGGGCACATCGATGATCTTCACCATGTCCCGGCCAATCTCTTTACCATCCCGGTAGTAGATGGCGGGAGAGCCGTCCGGCAGCTTTGCGGTCTCTCTGTGCCACTGCGGAGCTGTGCCCTCTACGGCATCATGGTGAATGACTTCCACATCTTCCACCAGATAGCCCGCTTCCAGATCCGGCTCAGTGGTCAGCACAATGCCAGTCTCGTCAATAATTTTCATGTGCGCTCCTTTCATGCGGCATCATCCACCCGCACCCAGATGTACAGGGCATAGTAAGGGTTCAGGATGTCCATTGCCTGCCCGCTGCCGGTGCTGCCGATGCTCACGGTATGAGAGTGAGCGCCAGCGTCCCCGATGCTCACGGTATGGCTGTGGCTTCCCGTGCCGTTCGTGCTGAAGCTGTGGGTGTGGGAACCATCAGAACTGGTTGTAAATTTATAATTAGCCCAGGAAGCTCCATAGTCCCTAATACGGTACGATTCGCCATCATCGCCGCCACTCTTATACTCAGCATTCACATTATGGCTATGCGAACCCGCACTGTTGGTCGTACCGCTGTGGCTATGCCAGCCTGCGCTGTCGGTGGATGCACTGTGGCTGTGGGAACCAGCGCTGCCGGTACTGCCACTATGGCTATGGCTCGGCATTTCGGCAGTAGTCTGGGTGTGGGTGGCGCTGCCGCCGGTGGTGCCCACAGGGTAGGCACTGGAAGCGCCCATGATAAACTCGCCCTCGACGCGCTCCCATGTGCCGCCGATAAAGCTTGCCGGGCTGGTGGGGTCGTTGCTGGCCCAGTACCTGACTCTCTTGTTGTCCTCTTCCCGCTGGGCAGCGAGCATCTCCTTGATCAGCGCCCGGGTCGCCGCAGCATCGGCAGGGGCCCCTGCGATGGAGACGGTCGTGTCGGTGTTTGCCGCCTTTTTAGCTTCCTCCGCCCAGTTCTTGGATGCTTCCTCACTGGCTTTGGCATTGGTAGCAGAGGTAGCCGCTGCCGTCTTGCTCTTCTCTGCCTCCCCGGCCTTGGTGACGGCGGTGGAAGCGCTCCCCGCAGCGGCGGTGGCCTGCTGGGTGGCAATGTTTGCCGCAGCGGTGGCCGTTTTGGTGGAAGCTGCCACGTCGTTCAGGGCCGTGGTGCGGGCCCGTGCGATGTCCTGCAAGGCGGCGGTGTGCTCCGTCTCCGTGTCCTGCAGGGCCTGCTTGGCGGCGGTCTCGCTGCTCTTGGCGGCGGTCTCGCTGCTCTTGGCGGCGGTTTCACTGCTCTTGGCGGCGGTTTCACTGCTCTTGGCGTTGTCCTCACTCGTCTTTGCTGCATTCTCACTGGCCTTGGCATTGGTCTCCGACGTTTTTGCGTTGGTCTCACTGGTCTTGGCTCTTGCCGCACTCGTTTCGGCCTCCTTGGCCTTTGTGGTGCAGGTGGCCACACTCTCATCCATGCTGTCGGCACTGGCCTTCGCCTTGTCCGCGCTGGCTTTCGCGTTGGTTTCGGATGTTTTTGCGTTGGTCTCGCTGGTCTTGGCCGCGTTCATGCTCTCCAACGCCTGCTTGGCGTACTTTGTCACCTCGGCCACGAACTGTTCATAGATGCTCGGCGTAATGTTCTCGGTGGTCGTGTCGGTGTCGATGGTGTCATAGCAGGTGTACTTGCCGGGCTTGGTCATGGCAATGTAGCCGCTGTCGTTGATAGCCAGCAGCATCCAGGTGCCCTCTCTTTCCAGTGTCCACCGCCGGTCTACCAGTGCGCTGTTGTTCTCGTCCAGGATCTGCGGGTCCGGCAGGGTGCCGCTCAGCCGCTGCACATGCAGCGAGATGGTGCACGCCTTCCACTCCTCCGGCACTTCAAAGTGCAGCCGGTCCACCTTGGCGCTCCGCACACCGCCCAGATACAGCGTCTCAATGTTCGCCCGAAACGTCGAACCATTGTCCTGCAGCTTTCTGATTTTGATATCCAGTTGGCTCACAATTTCACTCCCTTCACCAATCGGGCGCACTCCTCGATCGATCCAGAGGTCTCATTTCAGATTTGTGCGCCCTTCCTGACCCTATCCTATCACGCCCCGCCGGGTGCAACTACCCCGGACATACAAAAGGGAGGCCGTTCACCCCGAACGGTCTCCCTTTCTTCTAAGCAGGGCTCCCCCCTCGGGGGAGCTGTAAGCAACTCCGCCTTTGGCGGATTGCGCACTGAGAGGTTCACCTCACCCCTGCCCACTCATCCTTGCTGTTCTTTGCCTGTTCCTCCTTTTTTGCCGCGTCCTTCACCCACTGGGCAAAGTTCTTTTCCTCATACATAGCCGTCCCGTCCTCTTTGGTCAGGCTCGTCAGCAGCTTCTCCAGCTTCTCCCGGTCGTGGTCGTTGCCCGCCAGATACTCTTCCTTCACCGCCGCCGTGATCTTCGTCTTGATGCTGCCGTCCTCCTTGCCCGCCGTCCGCAGCCGCCGGATCTCATCCTGCACGTCGCTGGTCCTGCCGGTGTCCACCGCTTCAGTCAGGTCATCGTACACGCTGCCCTCGGTGCCGCCCTTGTACAGCTCCTCGGCCTTGCTTTCAATGGCTTCGGTCACAAGGTCGATCACCCATGTCCGCTTTTCCGCGTCAGCTTTCACACCCTCCCGGATGCCCAGGGTCTCGTACATTTCCCGCACAAGCTGCTTTGTCAGCTCCTGGCGCTGGCTGTCTTTTCCCTCGTTCCGGGCCTGTGCAGCCTGCTCCACCTCCGGGCTGTATTTCTTCAGCCGGTTCTTCAGCTGGCTGGCAATGGTCTTTTCGTCCTTGCCCATGGCTTCCAGCTTCGCCATAGCACCGCTGGCGTTGTCCGTGTCCCCCTCGGCAATGGCGTTGTACAGCCGGTCATACTGCCCGGTGGCGCTCGTCGGGGTCGAGCTGAACGAAAAGCCGCTTCCGCTTGCAATGCCTCGTGCATCTTCCACATAGGCATCAAAGGCATCCAGCATTTTCCGGGCGTTCCCCATAGGCACACCCGCAATTTCAAACCCGTACTGCATCAGGTTAACGCCTGCCTTTCGCAGTTTCTGGTGATACGCTTCCAGCTGTTCCTCCGTCATGTCACCGGTGTCCTGCCGGACAAGGCTGGAAAACTTCGTTACTGCTGCAAAAAGATCATTCACAGCGCTGATGTTGGTTGCACTCACCACATCGTAATCCGTACCGTTCACTGCATTTCCCACAGCGCTGTACAGCTCGCTGCCATACAGGAAGTTGCCCGCAAAGCTTTCCGTGTACAGATTCAGGAATCGCTTACTCACGCTGGCTGCGGTCACATCTCCGTTCTCGTCCTGCTCTCTGTCCCACCGGTGCAGCAGGAAGTCCGCACCGATCTTCATCAGTGCAAACACAGCAGTCTGGGTGATCTGGCTCACAATGGCCCGGTTCAGGTTCTTTCCGGCCCGCTTCACTTCTTCTGCCGTCTCGCTGCTGTGTGCAGCCTTGTCCCGTGCCTTCTGGGCGTTGTAGTCCATCACCGCATCGGCCATAATGCCGTAGTTCTGGAAACGCTGGGTCGTGAACATGGTCAGGGTCTTGGTCATTTGATCCGGATTTCGCTGGATTCCCGCCCGCTGCATGGTGGTGTAGTTGGGCTGGGTCTCCTCAATGACCCGCTGATACATCTTGTTCACGGCTTCCCAGTAGGCTTCGCTTCCTTTCGTGGCTGCACCCTCTGCAAACTCATTGGTATGGTGCTCCACATACCGCTTGGAGCCTTCCCACAGTGCCGCCACCGTGATCTCGTCCATGCTGTTGATCCAGCCGGTCACCCACTTTGGCAGCTTGTCCATGGCCTTTTCTGCCGCGCCCTGGCTCACGCCAATGCTGGCAAGCTCACCGCGCTGGCTTCCCCGCAGTCGGTATCGCAGCAGCACATCCCCATGCTGGGCAATTTCCTGTTCCAGCGCTGCCCGCTGCTTGCCGGAGAGGTTCTTCACAAACGGCACCACCGCCGCCATGGTATCCGCACCCAGTACCGCGCCCGCCGTTGGCAGAGATGCTGCCTGGGCAATGGCCACGCCCGGGTTCAGCGTCAGGATCGCGCCCGCATAGTTGCCGCGCAACCTGTCCAGCACTTTGGTCATTGTGGTCGAGCGCTTTCTTTGCGTGGTCTGCAGGTCGGTCAGCAGGTCATCGATGTAGTTCGTCGCGCTCTGGCCCCACTGCTCTTTCAGGATACCATTTTTCAGCATCTTGATGCCGTCCTCGGTCTCAATGCTACTGTTCAGCACCTTCTGCACATCCCGGATGGGTGCCGCCAGTCCGGCGTAGGCTGCCGTGTCCCGCAGGCTCCGCTGCACCACGCTGCTGCACTCCTCCAGCAGGATGGGCATCTGGCTCTTGACACGGTTCTTCAGGAAGCCTCGGCCCTCAATGGTGGCATCCAGCTTCACGCCCTCGATCTGGGTCGCCAGCGCCGTCTTGTCCACCGCAATGGGGTAATAGTTTTTCACGGTGGCCCGCTGGTAACCCAGCAGCTTCATGCTTGTCTCGTTGATCAGATTCGTGGTGTAGCTGCCAAAGAATTGCTTCATGTCCTCGCACCAAACCCGGTCGTAGTCAGTCATAGCCTTCTCCACGGCCTGGATCACGGTGTCGGCCATGGGATTTCCCGCGCTGTCCTTCAGCATCCCGATCTTCACGGTCTGGCCTTTCTGGTAAGCCTTTTCAATGTCGCCCCTGTTGTACTCCTCCGCATCCGGGATCGTCAGGCCACCGTTCAGCAGGTGCTCCCGGCTGTCGGCGTTCTGCAGGTGCATGTACAGGCTGCACAGCTGGGCGTGGGTCAACGGTGCAGCCCGACCCTTGCTGTCCTTCAGGCCAATGTCCACCAGCTCCGCGCCCGGACCGGCGAATTTTTCCATCTGTCTCAGGTTCGCCTTGCCCGTCACATTGTCAAAGAGCTTCGTTCCCTCCACAGTGATCCGGGTCTGTTCCCGCTGGCCGTCATTCAGCATGGTGCCCAGCTTCTCCATCTGGCTGTTCTTTGCGTAGCCGCCCAGCATCCGGAACACCCGGGTACCGCCCAGCATATCCAGATTGTACCTCGTCAGCATCCGCCGGAATTTTCCGTCATTGCCCTTGCTCCGGTTCACTTCCACCGCCGCTTCTCCGGCGATCTTGTCAACCTCCTCGGCCTGCTGCAGGCTCAGGGTCTTGTTTGCCGTCCGGATCACATGCAGTGTGCTGGTCGTAATGGCTTTCAGCATCCGCATCTGGTCCACCGTCATGGGCAGATAGGTGCGGTTTTCGGTCTCCCGGATCCGCTTTCTCAGCCGGTCGCGCAGCATCTCGGCCTTTTCACTGTCCGGCAGTGCCTCGGCCTCTGTCAGCTGCTGGTTCAGCCGGTCAAGCTGGGCCTGCTTGCTGGCATTCAGGTCAGCCTGCAGCGCGTCGATGAGCTCCGGCACCTTGCTCAGCTTCCAGTCCTCGCTGATGCCGTTGGAGCTGTTCTCGGCTCCCATCGACTGCATGATGCTGGTGCGCAGGGCCGTCAGCCTGGCCACGGCGTGGTCGTTCAGCAGGGTCATATCCGCCAGCTTTGCCACCTCTGCCGCCTGCTGGATCAGGTGGGGCTGCACATACCGGTCCTTGCTGGGCCGCAGGATCATCTGGTTCAGCTGGGCAGCATTGGCCCGGATGCCCCGCCGCAGCTCATCCTTCTGCCGGCCGTCCCGGGCTTTCTGTACCCGCTTCTCAGCCAGCTTCTTGGCAATGACAATGTCCTCGTCCCGCTGCTGCTGGGCTGCAGTGATGGCGATTGCGTTTCGCTCCGCCTGCTTTTCCTGCCACTCCTGTGCCTTGCGCTGATTTTCTTCCTCCCATTCCAGCAGCTCGTTCTGTTGATGGATCAGCTGCCACTCTGCCGAATCGGCCCGTTTCTGTTCGCCGACAACCTCATAGGAAAGTGCCTGATTCTCCAGTTTCAGCTGCCTGATCTCAAGCTTTGCCTCATCCAGCATCTGCTGCCGTTCCTCTCGCAGGCGCTTTTTCTCTGCTTTCAGTTCCCGTTCGTACTTCTCCTTCAGCACATCCAGTTTTTCGGTCAGGTCGCCAACGTTCGTAATGTCCACACCCAGCGTTTCCAGATTTTCGTCCATCAGCTTTTCTGCTTTCGCATTCTTTCGTTCCAGCTCAGCCACACGCCGTACTGCCTCACTCTGGTTGCTGCTCCTGCCATTCTCGTACAATCTCCGGTCAAATTCTTTCTTCTGGTCCTTCTGGATCTTCCGCAGGTCCTTCAGCGCCTGCTCCGCGTTCTCCTCGCCCACGGCAGCAGCCACAGCCTGGCGCTGCCAGCGCTGGAACCCATCAAAGATGGCCTGTGCATCGGTCATCTCCGGCACGTTCAGGATATCACCCAGCATCCGGTCGGCCAGCTCCACTTTGGCATCCTCGTACTCGGCAGCATCCGCAAAGCGGCTCATCATCCTGGGCTTGATGGCATCGTGCACGTTCATCAGCACATCCAGCCACTCGGTGCTCTCCATACTGGCCGCGCCGTCCACGCCTGCCGCCTGGGCCGCGCCCCGGAACAAGGCCGCTGCCCCTTCCTTGGTGCCGCCCATGGCCCGGGTGTCGTTGACGATGGCTTCATACACTTCCGCCGGGTTGCCGTCCCGCACACCCTCTGCCTGCCGCAGCTTCACACCGTGCCGCCGGGCCTCCGCCACCGCTTCGCTCCACGTCCCGTACCGCTTCACCAGCTCCGCCTTGGCCGGGCCGTCCTTGTTCACCGTGTAGCTCAGGTCGTGGTATTCCGGGTACTCGTCCCACAGCTCGGTGTTCCGGTAGGTCGCCCCGCTCAAAATCTCATCCGCAATGGTCTCAGACAGCGCACTGGCCTTGCTCATGCTGGCCCCGTCCGCCGTCATGTACTCCACCAGCGCCCGGGTCTCTCCGGCAATTTTCGTCCGGTCGGCCCTGCTGCCGTTGGCCTTTGTCCACCGCACCGCCAGCCCGTCAATGGAATCCTGGCTGATCCGCACACCGTGGGTCACACCCATCATCTGGGCCAGCGTCTCCATCGCCGCGCTGTTGTCCGCAATGGCCCGGCTTGCCTGCCGCTGGGTGTTCTTCCGCGCGTCCCGTTCCGCCTGTTCGGCCAGCTGGAAACGGACGTTCGGCACCTTGTTCAGCAGGGCCGTGCGCTGGGCATCGTCCCCGGCTTTGTAGAGCTTCACGTCAATGCCGGTCTCTTTCAGGCTGTCGATCAGGGTGCTGCTGGTGTTGTCGGGCAGAATCGCCGCCCGCACCTCATCAAAGCCCACGGCCCGCTGGGGCTTCGCTTCAAAGTACCCGGTGGGAATAGCAGCCACGTTCTTGTACAGGTTCAGGATCATCTGGGCCGTGTCCTTGCCAATGGTATACCCCTCTTTTGCAAAGGCCTTTCCAATGGCTGCCGCCGTCTGTTTTCCCTGTGCGGCCCGCAAAAGGATTTCACCGAGTATCTCCCTCTCCCCATAGCCGCTGTCCGAATGTGCAGCGGTCTCCTGTCGGATGCGGCTGATGACTTCTTCGATCTGGCCGTCGGCCTGTTCCAGCAGTGCCTTGTACTCCTCCTCCGGTCTCTGCTGCAAGCGGCTCTTGTCCGCCCGCACTTCATCCAGATTCTGATACTCCGCCGTCGCGGTGCTCATCAGGGTATTGGCTGAAAGGCCCCATGCGCCTTCTCCGCGTGCATTTTGCTGGTTCATGGCCTCCACCAGATTCTGCAACGTGTAGGGGTTGTGCAGTTGGGCAAAACTGCGCCGGTTGCCGTTCCGGGTGTAAACTTCTTTTCCGTTGTAGATTCCCTTCTCACCCAGAATTTTCTCCACCTTCGGCAGGATCCATTCCTCCACATCCTGATTTGGTGCTTTCTCTTGCACTTCCTTCAGCATGGCATCGGTATCTCGCACCAGTTTTCCGCCTTTGTCCTCTGTCACCATGTAATCATAAGCGTTATTCAGCAGTATCAGCAACTTCGGGGGGATTACTCTCTCGGCCTTTTTCTGAGCCTTTTCTTCGCTCCACCCGAACTCTTCCATCGCCCAGGCCTTTTCTGCTTCCCGCACCTTTTCCAGCACGGTATGGGCCAGATCATGGTTATCATTGGCCCGGTCGGTCTCAATGATGTTCCGCAGCGCTTCTTCACCGCCCACTGCTTCAATGGTCTTTTCGCTTCTCCGCACCTGTGAAGCAGTAAACCGTTCCTCTTGCTTCATGGCAACATCCACTGTCTCCCCGATGTCAGCCAGATATGCGGCCTTCACGCTGGGATTCTGGGCCAGCTTCTCTGCCAGCTGTTTCGGGCTCTTATCGGATGCTTCCATGTCCATGATTCCGGTGATGGCATTGCTCCGCGCAAACTCGCCGCCTGCCGTTTTCCGGCTCAGTTCGGCCAGTTCAGTGTTCAGTGCTCTGGCCTTATCCGGTTTCACCTTGTACTCTACATTGGGCCGGGTGGGTGTCCAGGCATCCGAACCATAGATACGGTTTGCCCGGTTCACCATGGGGTCAATGGTATCGGAGTTGAACACCAGCGAGATGGGGCCATACTTGGTGTGACCTTCCTGGGCTTTCACCACCGCAATAGACGGCGAGGGCATCCCGCCCAGCTCCAGCGCTTCCTGCAGGTTTTCGGCGGTCAGGTTGTGCACGGCCACAAGGTCTTTGTTCTGGTCCACCTCCACCGGAGCACTCAGCTGGAACCGCACCGATTTCTTCACAGGTTCGCTGTTTTCCTTGCTTTCGGCATTTTCTTGTGCTATACTGTTTTTAGAAAGCAGCTTAGGGGCTTCATCGCCCTGCTCGGTTTTGAGTACCGTGGTAAGGCTGCTTTCTTTTTTTGTTATTTTCCCATTCTCAATGGTCAGCAGGCTGCCATCAGAACCACATACTTCATGGACATAGAATTTGCTCGCCGCATTCGGAACAGTATACTCATTTACAATAACAGCCTCATAGATTTTGATACCGTCCACCACAACCGGAGCCACAAAGGTATGAGTGTTGTACCCCCGTCCTTTCCAGTTTTCCACGAAACCAATTTGTTCACCGTACCGGATTACGTTGGGAATGGCCGCTACAGCGATCTGCTTCACTGGGCCGTTTCCATGCTGCACGGTTGCCTTGGCTCCCTTGCGGGTCAGTTCCACCACACCAAATCCATCACGCTCTACTTTTCCGCCAATGGATTCAAAGAATCGGACGATATTTTCAGCATTTTCTTTGCTGGTAGCACCGTACTCAATTTCTTTTCCAGTGATTTCAGCCGCCGGTGTCATCTGTTCCAACCGGCCAAGATTACGGTTCAGCTGCTTTTCAAGGGTTTCCTCCCCCTCCTGCAGCTGGAACCGCATACTGCGTCCTTCCGCCGCGCTCTCTGTCTTGAGGGCAGCGGCATTTTCTTTTGCACTGCGCAGGTTGTCCATCGCTTTTTCAGCGTGGGCAAAGTATTCGTCCTGTAAAATTCTGCGCTCGTTCTCGGCCAGGCGCTGGGCCTTCAGGGCCGCCCGGTTGTCGGGGTCAAGGGTCAGCACTTCCTTTGCCCGGCTCACAATGCCGCCCAGCATCTCCTTCACCCGGTTCATCACGGTGCGGATGGTTCCGGCCCTGCCGCTGTTCTTCTCGGCCTGCCCGCGCTGGAACTCTACCCAGCGCTTGAAATCGGATTCATTGGAGAAGATGCCCCGCCAGGCATCGCCCACCAGCTCCTCGGCAGCTTCCTCATAGGTCAGGTTCTGCTGGGCATAGTCGGTCATCTTCTCCCGGATCATCTCGTCCACGGTCTCAAAGCCGCTGCTCCTGGCCAGATACAGCAGGGCATGGTCCTGCAAGGTCTTGGCTCCCTCGCTGTCCAGTGCGTTGTACCAGTGGTAGTCCTCGTGCAGCACCGTGCCGAACGTATCCTGTGCACTGTCCCCAAAGAAGATCCGGGCCGTCTTCGTGTCCACATAGGCCTTTACGTTCTGATTATTCATCAGCACATTCTTCATCACCGCCGTGGTGCCGGTTGCAGCCGCGTTCAGCTCGATCACCTGGCTGCCAGCGTCGTTTGCGTTGCGCAGGGTTCCCTTGTAGATGGTTTCACCCCTGCCCGTCAGGCTCTGTTCCGTCAGAGTGCCGCCCAGCTGGCTCTTGGCCCACCGGGTCTCTGCCGCATCCCTGCCGTAGGTGTAGGCGATCTCCAGCGCGTTCCTGCCCTTGAGGTTGCCCAGCACATAGTTCACGTTGGCCGCTATGCCGCTGCCAGTGCCCGCCAGCTCCAGCGCCTGGTCAAAGGTCTTCACGTCCTCCATCTGGCCCAGCCGGTACAGAGTGGATGCTGCCGCCGCATAGCGGTCACTGTCCACGCCTTCCGGCTGTTTCCGGCTGATCTCCTGCGCCGCCTTTTCGCCCACCTTCCAGCTCCGCAGCACCTGCTCCGTCCGGGCCTGCTTCTGGCCCTCCGTCCTCGGTGCTTCCATGCCGTAGGTCTCCCGCATCGGGCTGTTGCTGCTGTCCATCCCGTCAAGGGTGCTTTCTTCCACAGGGACCGACTGCATCACAGCCTGCCGGTCAGCTCCATTCTGCTCAGTCAGCTCAACGTTTCCCGTCCTGCCAATGGCCCCCATACTAGGGGGATTGTCAGCGCTTATGCGCTGACTAAGGGGTTCTGCACCGTCCGCTGCTGTTTCCGTGGAGCTTTCCACACTTTCCTCAGCGTTCTCAACAGCATTCTGCTGGCTGCGCTGTGCCGCCACTTCCCGCAGCATCCGCCAGGTAGCCGCAGCCGTGCTCGGCAACTTCACCCCATAGGCTTCCTCAAAAGCCGCGCGGTTTGCCTCGTTTCCGGCCTCCGGGTTGAACAGCCTGATGGTCTTGCCTGTCAGGCTGTCACCGGCCGCCGCTTCTGCAAACGTCTGCACAGCCAAGTTGTCCGATATGGCAGCAGTTTCTGCACTGTTGCCCTCAGCCGCAGGGCCCGCCGCTTTCAGGTCAGCAGAGCCTTTTTCAGTCCCATCAGACCCCACCGACATGCCAAGGGCCTCACTATTAGGGGAGCTGTCAGCGCCACTGCGCTGACTGAGGGGTTCCGGTTCCCGCGCCAGCTCCTCCCGGCGCTGGTGTTCCTTCAGCGCCTGCTCGTATTCGTCCTGAGCGGCATACCGCTCCACGTTTCCCCGCAGGCTGGAATCTCCCGCGTTCATCCTGGAAAGCCCCGTGCCCACAGCGCCGCCCAGCGCACCGGACGCGCCGCCGGTCAGGCCTGCTTCCAGTGCCTGAACCAGCGTGTCCGTGGTAAACATGGTCTGGGCAGCTTCGCTGTCTCCCAGGGCCGCATCAATGGCCTTGTCGGCGTAGGTCTCCACAAAGGCCTGCACGGCGTTGTCAATGCCGCCGGAAATGGCGTTGGCAACTGCCGGATGTGCCGCCGCAAAGGCCGAATCCCCAGCCAGCGCCCGGATCTTGTCTGCCACAGCTCCCGCCACGGAATTTCTGGCGTAGTCCGCGCCCATGGTTCTTGCCAGATCAGCCGCACCCACGCTGTTGATGGCCCATCCTGCGCCAAACTTTGCCACGCCGCCCACCAGCGCCTTGCCTGCGCTTTCGCCCTTGGCCGCGCTCTGGCCCATGGCATCCGCAGCGCCCTGGGCACTCAGCACCGGCAGCACCGCCGCCGGATTGATGGCAGCCACGGCAAGGTTCTCAGCCGCACTGGTCGCCACGCCCTGCACAGTCCGCTGCACATCGGTCAGGCCGCTCTGGGCCGCTCCCGTCAGCTGCTGGCCCCGGTTGTACAGCTGGTAGCCCACGCTCTTCTCCGTGTCGATGCCACCCTTTGCTTCCGTTCCGGCAATGCGGCTGCGCATGTCCTCGATCTCCTGCCGGGTAAATCCCTGCTGCAACAGGTCGCCGGTGCTGTACTTGGGCTGGTAGTCCATGTCAGTTTCCATCAGCTGGTCATACAGGTTCTTCTCGCGGGGGTTCCGGGCAAGCTCTGCTTCCAGTGCTTTCCGGTTCTCGCTGCTCTGCCGGATGTTCTTTCCGGCCTGCACCAGGTACTCCGCACCCATCAGCGGAGCCGCTGCCACCGTGTCCGCAACGCCGCCCACGGTGTTTGCCGTCCGCCGGGCCAGCTGCTTCCACTCCGGGATTTCTTCCATGGTGTCCAGATACTCCCTGGCCTGCCGGATCTCCGTGTCCGTGTACCCCAGCTTTTTCAGGTCCGCCGTGCTGTAGGTGTTGCCCACCTTCCCCTTGATTCCCGTGGTGCGGAAGGGGTCGATGCTACCATCCCCGGCGCTGGCCCCGTTTCTGCTGGTGCCGGTCTCGGCATAGCTGGTATAATTGCTCTTCTTTTCCAGCAGCTTGTTCACAAGCTCCTGATTCCGAGGCTGGTCAAACCACTGGTTGGCCTGGTCAAAGGCCTCCGGCTGGCTGTACTCCGCATAGCTGTTCTTCAGCTTCTGGGCCTGCTGTCCGTACCACGTTCCCAGAGTATTCCCCGCCGGGCTCACTGTCACCTTCTGCCGGTTCAGCTCGTCGCTCCGGCTGTCCATGGCATCCGCAAAGCCCAGGTTGTTCCTTGTCCGGTAATCCTCCAGCGCCGTGGAGTACAGGTCGGTGCCCGTCTGCTGTTTCTGGGTTTGCAGTGCCGCACGTTTTTCGGCCATTTTTTCCGCCGTCCATGGATTGCTATTGTCCGACACAGAGTTTCCCGTACTGCCAAGGGCTAACGGGTTGCGGCTGTCAGCGCTCTTGCGCTGACTGAGGGGTTCTGCCCCACCAGCAGCGGCATTGGTTTTTTTCTGAAGTTTGGCCCGCTTTTGGGCCATCTGTTCTGCTGTCCATGCCATTTTTGTTCTCCTTACCATCCCATCGCATTCCAGACCTTGGCCGCCACGTCATCATTTATGCCCATGTTGACCAGCCTGGCATAGATCGTATCCGAATCCACCCCTTCTGCACTCCACCCCTTTGCATAGCTCAGGGCATTGCTGTACGGCATTCCGGTACTCTTACCCGTGCTCCCTCCCGTGGTTCCCCCGGGCAGGGCCCACTTGTTCGGATTCGCCAGCGGGGCGATCAGCCCGCTGCCAGTTCCGGTCGCTGCTGTTGTGCCCGTGTCACCGTCCGGCAGCATTCCGGCGCTGGCCAGAATGTTCGCATAGACGCTCTTGGTCGGGTCATCATTCTTCAGGCTCTGATACTTACCCAGCGCCGTCAGCAGTTGGCTGTTTGTCCACCCGCTTCCGCTCTTGCTGGAGCCGCCGGAACTTCTCGAACTTCTGCTGCTCTTCGTAGCTGCCGCCTTTGCCAGCTGGGTCGCCAGCTGACGTTTTGCAATGGTGCCGTAAGAACCGGCTGCATTGCTGTCCAGCCCGTACATCTTCAGCAGGTTGGCCGCCGCCTCGCTGTTGCCGTTTGCCACAAGGGAAGCCGCCGTGGTCAGCACGCTTGCCTGATCGTCCCGGGTCACCGGTGCGCCGGTGTAGTTGGCAAAGGCATCCTTGTTCAGGCCGTACCGGTTCAGCACATCGGCAGAAGCATCCCCGGCTCCCTGGGTGTACAGGTTGAACGCCTGCTGATAGGCGTTCAGGGCATCGCTCTGGTCGGTGCGGTTCTTGTTGTACTCCCACTGTTCCCGGGCAAAGTCGTTCTCCCACTGCTGCTGCGTGTACCCCTTGTACCCATCGTAGGCCGTCAGAGCCGCCGAGCCGATGTTCTTTACCGTGTTCCAGAGGTTGTTCCAGTAGTTGTCGTTCTCGTT